ACCAATTACCAGCAGGTAAATTTGACCAAAGGGGGCTTTTAGTTTTATTATCTTGTCATGAACAAAAAACCACCTGAACTGCACTTAATTGATGGCACTAGACCGATGGGCAAGTCTACAAAAAACGTTAAGCCATTGCCTGAAGCCATCAAAAATAGAATACCCAAAATTGAATGGGCTGATGACCCTGCTAGTTTTGACAAAGACAAGTTTATAAAAGAGACATCAGACTTTTTGTACGATGTGTACGGTATTGGTACTGACTATGACAAATTAACTTTGCAAGTTTTGGCTGACCACGTTGAAACATACGTACAAGCGTCAATCGGAATTAAAAAAGCTGGCATTATTACAAAGTACAACGCAGGAGCAAACATTGGCGCAAGTCCGTTTCTACTTATACGAAACAAGACCACAACCTTAATTATTCAAATTATGAATGAACTAGGGTTAACACCACGTAGCCGATTAAGTTTAAGCACACCTGCGCAAGATGTAGATGTGTCAAAGTTCCTTAGAGGGCCAAAAGGGTGAACTGGCAAGACGGTGTTGTTTATGCAAAGGAAGTGGTTAAGGGCAATGTCAATGTATGCCGTGATGTCCGCTTAGCTTGCCAACGGTTCTTAAATCAATACGAGAATAGCGAATGGCAATGGGTGTTTGATGAAGACTTCCCACAACACGTATTAGACTTTGCTGAGCAATTGCGACATACTAAAGGCCATCAAGCTGGTCAGCCTATTGTGCTTGAGCCATTCCAAATATTCTTTATTGTTGCTGTCTATGGGTTTAGGAATAAAAAAGACCGAAACAAACGCATGGTGTCAGACGTCATTTTGTACATTCCACGCAAGGCGGGTAAGTCTACATTAACAGCCGTGATTGCCTTGTATGAGTTGGCATGTGGTGAAGCAGGTGCAGAGGTATTTACGTTGGCCACCAATAGGGAACAGGCAACTATTGTGTTTGACGCTGCCAAAGGTTTTATTGACAATATGCCTCCCCAGTTTGCCAAACTGTTTAATCAAAGCAAGTATGAGATTAAAAAGGTTGGTGACAGTCAATCGATGTTTAAAGCATTAAGCCGTGACACTAAAAAGACGGGTGACGGTAAGAACCCATCGTGCGTGATTGTTGACGAAGCTGCTCAGATTGTTGACCGTAATTCAATTGAAGTACTACATTCAGGCATGGTGGCCAGACAGAACCCGTTGCGTATTTACATCACTACAGCCTCATTTACTAAGGAAACCAAGTTTTACGAAGACATGAGTATGTATCAATCAATGCTCACAGGTGAGGCTACAGATAACCCAAAATGGTTTGGTCTTATTTATGGGCTTGACCCACAAGACGATTGGCGTGACCCTACAAATTGGGCTAAAGCAAACCCAATGCACGGCATAAGCGTATTTGAAGAAGCCATTGCACAAAGGGCTGAAGAAGCTAAATTTAAACCAGCAGCGTTAAATGAATTTTTATGTAAGACCCTTAACATCTTTGTTTCTGCCAATTCTGCATGGGTAGACCGTGCCTACTGGGATGACAAGAAAACAAACATTGTTCAGGGCAGAGAGCCAGAAGCCGTGTTCATTGGTTTTGACTTGGCGGCTACCCGTGACCTTAACGCTGTCTGTACGCTTAAACGATATGCCGAGCTAGAGTATGAGGCAGAATGGCAATTCTTTTTACCAGAAGAAGGTTTAACGCACGTTCCCAAGCATTATTTGGACATCTTTAGAGTCGCCATAAATTCAGGCATATTAAAGCTGACTGAGGGAAATGTTATGGATGACCGAGAAATTAGCGAATACATAAAACAACAATGCAGCAAATACGATGTTAAAGAAGTTGGGTACGATGCTTACAACGCAGCATCACTTGTGGCACGTTTACATGATGATGGCATACCCGTTAAGAAAGTCGGACAATCAATGGCCACACTTTCCAACCCAAGCAAATATGTAGAAAAGTTAATCTTAAACAACAACATTAAACACGATGGCAACCCGTTTGTAGGGTGGCAATTGGGCAACTGTGAAGTATACGAAGACGTGAACGGTAATATAAAGGTACGCAAAAACGAAGCCGATAAGTCAGCTAAAGTAGACGGTATTATTGCCCTAATAATCGCAGCACATTGTTCACTAGACAACCCATTTGTAAACAATACGTTTGGATTTCGTAGTTTTTAGTTTAAAATAGTTAAACAACTATTTATCTAGTGGGTAAAACAATGGGTATTTTAGACATATTTAAGAGTAAATCTAAAGCTCAAAATGAGGCGAATACCTTATTCGGCCAGACCCAGCTAGGCAATAATGTTATTTATCAGGGTCAAGGTGGCAAACAAACCGTTAGCCAACAGCTGTTATATGTGACCACAAGTAGTACGACCACAGCGGGTCGTGCGGTTGATATGTCTATGCTAACCCGTAACAGTACAGTAATGGCAGCGGTTGGCGTCAAGGCACGGGCATTGGCTCAGTTGCCCATTAGCATTATGTCTAAAAGCGATGATGGTACATTTGTTGATGCTTTACAGTCACCTAAAGTTGGAGCAAGAGACAGGGCTAAAGCTAAACAGGTTCTTAATTTATTACGCTCACCAAACCATTTTGAAAGCCAGTACGAATTTTGGTATCAATGGTGTATGTGGCAAGACTTAGCGGGTGAAACATTTACTCTTTGGTGGCGAGCCAAGCAAGATGACCCTATGCAGACACCGATTGAGATGTACAACTTAGACAGTACGCTTATTACTGTAAGGCTGACTGAAACACGTTACCCTGCATACACATTATCGACACCATCTTACGGTTTTAACAAAGATGAGCCATTATCAGCCCATCAAGTTATGCACGTTAAGGAAGCAGCGTGGCAAGGTAGCGCAGGATTCAATAAAGGAATACTAGCAGCCGAGTTAGTGGGGCTTGACCAAGACATTGATTTGTACGCAAACTTTGTTATGCAAAATGGCGCCAAGCCTAGCGGTATGTTTGTGACTGAACAGGTTATACCTGACGCAAAGTACAAAGAGATAGCAGGGCGTCTTAAAGAAGCTTGGTCTAGTATGACGGGTAGTCGTGCGACAGATATGTCAAAGCCTGGCCAAGGTATGTTGTTAGACCAAGGTATGAAGTATCAACCACTTGATATGCTTACCTTGCAAGACACGGAAACTAAAGAGTTAAAGAACCAAACAATGAAGCGTATATGTGGTTTGTTTGGCGTACCACCTGCGATGATTGGTATTGCTGACCAAAAATACAACAACACTCAAACAATGATGGATGAGTTTTACAAAGCTACGATGTATCCGATGATTATTAACATTGAGCAAAAATTAAACTATCATTTGTTTAAAGGCTATCCAAATCTAGTGGTGCGTTTTGATACTAAAGACTTCCTAAAAGGCGCAGCCCTTGACCAAATGAACTTTGCGGTGCAAGGCGTCAATGCTGGCGTCTTGACACAAAACGAAGCACGAGAATATTTAAATATTGCTCGCATAGATGGCTACGATGAATTGAAAGATGGTAAGCCACAAGATTTGTTACCCGGCAGTTCAGCGCAATCAACTGGTGGGGGTGGTGGCAATCAAACAAGACGAGCAAATATAGGTACAACATGACCACAATAGATAAAATGTGTAAATTATTACTTGCACAAATTAAGAAACCTAGTGTTAAACTACAAAAAACCGTAAAATTGCCGAAAATACAAGATAATAACCAGTCAATAAAACTTGGGGCAATAAATGAAATCAATAACTCTAATCTGCGAAGCTAAACTTGACATACCTAATCCCGCAGATGAGGCAATGCCAACAGGCGCAATAGAAGCTCGTGTAACTACTTGGGGCGCACGAGAAGGCGCAGATGGTCGCAAGTTTAATTACCAGCCAGAAGGTTTTATGGACTTTGCGAATGAATTTGCTAAAGCCGAAAAACCGTTGCCAATGTTTTTAAATCATAACGATGTTGGTATGCCGATTGGTCAATGGGACGAACTCATGTTTGACGATGACGGTATGTCAGCCAAAGGTCGCTTGTATTTAAACACTTCTGCTGGTCAAGACGCATATACAGTCTTAAAAGAATCACCCAATATGTTTGGTGGTGTATCGGTAGGTGCGTATGCAGACGAAGCCCGATATGTAAACGGCATGGGCGAAGAATTTGATATGGATGCAATGGATGATGAGCAAGACGCTTATTTCCAAATTACCAAAGGGGGCTTGCGTGAAATATCGGTGGTTATGTACCCGAATAATCCAGAGGCGAATATTCAGCAATTGGAATATTTTGATGCTGAAGGAAACGCAAATCCTAGAGCAGTTGAGAAGGTCTTGCGTGATGCAGGGCTATCCCGAAAAGATGCGACCACCGCATCTTCTATCCTTAAGAAAGTATTAGAAAAGCGTGACGCTACTAATAAACTTGAGGAAGCCCCAAAGCAGGGTGAGCCTGATGCGGTGGTCAATGAGGCCGATATACTCTTAGCATTAGAAGAACGAGAGTTATTGAAGGCACTTTCAAAACGTATTTAAAGGAATATCATGTTAGATAAAATTACCGAAAAGCTTGACGCAATTGAAGCGACAAACGTTGCCAAGATTGCCGAAGCACAAGCCGCAGCGGTTGCAGCCGTTGAAGAAGCTAAAGTGTCGTTTGAGGAAAAGGTGGCAGCATTAGAAGCTAAAATTTCATCAGTCAATGCCCCACCTGTTATTAAAACGTATACAAGCATTACGCAAGAAGTTAACCGTTCAGTAAAAGAGCAAATTAGCAATTTTTACAAATCGGGCGCAAAGGTTGAAAAAGAATTAACCATGTTTGCTGATGAGTCACAATATGACGCATACATGAAAGAAGCTTCAGCCTTAACGGGTGGTGGTGCTGGTGTTGGTGGCCGTACTGCTTATGACCCCGTTTTTGTTGCTTTGCGTTTAGCTAATCCCATGCGTGGTGTTGCTCGTGCGGTTTCGACAGACGGTTCTACTTACCAATTCCGTGCAAAGACTGGCAATGCTGGCGCAGCATGGGGTTATGCAATTCAGAACAACGGTTCAGCTACAACTCAAGGCACTAACGTTTGGCAACTTACACTTCAAGACTTAAACGTACAGTTCCCAATTCGTACCGCAGCACTTGATGATATTGATGGCTTAGAAGGTAATGTCGTATCTGACATGATGGCTGAATTTAGCCAAGCTGAAGCCTTTTCAATGATTCAAAACAACGACCAAGGCGCAACCTCATTGCCCTACGGTGGCTCTAACGGTCTACGTGGTTTAAATCAATATGCAGGTCAAGCAGGTACATACGCAGGTGGTAAAACAACCGTAGCAGCGTTTGGTACAAGTGGCACAGGTTCATCAAGCGGTTTACATAGCTTGGCAACTTATGACCAGTTGACTTCAAACGTCAATACAGTTGGCGCATCTAACGTGACTTACAAAGACTTAGTAAACTTTGTATTCTCATTAGCACCTCAATATCGTGTGCCTACATCTAAGTTTTTAGTTAACTCAACCTTTATGGCACAGATTCGTGGCTTAGTGGATTCACAAGGCGCACCAATCTTTAATCGTAACCAAGGTTTGTCGGTTGACGGTGTGATTGGCACGATGCTTGGCTTTGACGTTGTTGAATCTACTTACCTTGACTTGCCCTCACAGGCAGCAACAGGTTCAGCAGGTACAACTAGCTTGTACCCAATGTACTTTGGTGATTTCCAAAAAGGGTTTACCATTGTTGACCGTTTGAACATGATTCTGCGTAGATACGACCAGACGTTGCCAGGCTTTATCACTTTTTACGGTGAGAAGCGTTTAGCAACCTCAGTTGTTGACCCGTTCTCAATCGTGCGTTATCGCTCGACAGGCACAGCTACCTAAGTAGTGCAGGGGGGAGATTAAAAACCTCTCCCCACTTTTTTTATCTAATGGAAATGACTATGAGCATAATCCTTGAATCCGTAAAAGAAGCCCTGCTTGACGGCAAGGCAACAATCAATTTAAAAGAAGCATCTGCACTTACAGGTTCGGGTTCAGGTGTTGGTGGTCGGGTTATTTATGATGATGCTTTTGCATCAAAGCGTGAACATAACCCATTGCGTGATGTTGCACGAATAATTGAAACAATTGGTTCGGAAGAAGCGTTTGTTGTGAAGACGGGCAACGCTACACTAATTGAAAATAGTACAAATAACCCTTGGGGCTATCCTGTTAACAACAACACGGGTTCACCTAACATTGCAACATCATTTTGGCAATTACCCGTGCGGTCATTAAACGCAGGTGTGCCAATTCGTACCTCAGTTATGTCTGACATTAACGCTTTAGAAGAAGCTGTTGTAATGGACTTGATGCTTGAGTTTTCGCAGCAAGAAGCATTGTCAATGATGTTTAATAGTGACCAAGCGGGTAGCACAACAGTTAATTACGGTGCAACAAGTGGTTTACGTGGCCTTAACAGTTATGCAGGTAGCACAAGCGCAGCAGCGTTTGGTACAAACGGCTCGGCAATTACAAACGGTTTGCACACAATATTACAAGTTGAGCACACAAACAGTTCAAGCATTGTTTATGATGATTTAGCTAAATTGCAAGAAGCTCTACCATCACAATATTTGTATAAAGACACAACTGCATGGATGATGCACCCAAGCACCATTAGTTTATTGCGACAAATGAAAGCATCCACTTCTAAAAATAACTTTATAGAAGTTGGTAGTTATGAAGGTGGCGCAGTAGTTTATATATTTGGTCATCGTGTTATTCCAAACCCATATATGGATGTAATCGGAGTAGGTGGCTTTCCTATTTATCTTGCTGAATGGTCACAATTTTTTACGATTGCAGATTATTCCGAAATGACTTTAAAACGATTTGACCAGACAGCACCAGGCTTTATTTATTTGTTTGCTGAAAAACGTGTTTGCTCTACTGTGCGTGATGTGTTTGCAGGCGTTCGTTTGGTCGGTGTTTAATCATGTCTGATACTTTAGCTAACCCTTATTTAGGCACAAGTCGTAACCCGTTCAACTATCAAAAGGTTGAGCAGGTAAGCCGTGACATTGTGACCGAATGGTTAACGCTTGATGAAATCACACAACAGTTAAATTTGTTTCAAGACGAAAGCCAAGACAGCTATTTGTCTAGCCTTGAGTTAGCCACACGTATGGCAATAGAAGACTATTTGGGAATGAGTATTTTCCCTGTCACTTATAAGACTTACTACGGCACGTTTAACGGCATAAGTGGCAGTCAGGTAAGCCTAGACTTGCCAGAGGTGTCACAAGCTTTTCAGGGACAATCAGGCGTCACTATTCTTTCGGTAGAATACTACAGCGGTGACACACCACCAGTTTTGACAGCAGTTGCAACAACAGATTATTACTATGACCCAACAGGCAACAAAGTGGTTGTAACTGGTTTACCAAACACGGTAAATAATTTTATAAGTAACCCGATTGTCTGCACATACACTTGCAACGCTAACCCTGTTGCACAATATCCTGTTATAAAACAAGCTGGGCTATTATTATTGACGCACATTTACAACAATCGTAGCAACACAACAGAAACAAAATTAAACGATATTCCGTTTGGTGTAACGCAATTATTACGACCATACAAAGATTTGGTGATGTGAATGGCCATTGCTCGATACGAGAATATAGATGTAAACAATGTCACAAACAGCATCAATGCTTATGGTGAGCAAACTACGACTATATCTAAATGGTTTGCAACTAGAGCGCAAGTGTCAGACGTTAACAATAATTTGCGTATTTCAGAGCGTTATCGTGTTTATTCTGACCTAGTAAATTTGACATTAAGCTTTACGCCTAATACAAAACAAATAGTAGATGAACAAAACTTGTTTGCAATTACTTGGCGTGGTTATGATTGGCGCATTATTGATTGTCGTGAATCTAACGACAGAATGAATGTGACATTTATTTGTTACCGTAATGACCCGAGTACACCTGTATGAGCCAAAATAATCCAGCCGAATATGCAAAAGCTATTCAGTATCAATTAGCTAATATTGTTACGCCTATACCTGTTTACGCAAACTTTAATCGTAACTATGCAACGCAACCAAAGTTCTTAACGTGGAATCTGCGAAACGTGCATCAAGAGGTTTACACAGGTACGAATCAAAACAATAAAGGTATTGATAGACCCGTTTTTCAAATCTCGGTATTCACTCAGACTTTTGAAGATGCTATGACAATCAGTAATTTAATATTACAATCGCTACATGGCTATAGTGGTCAATTTGGTGGCGTAGCAGGGTTTTACATAAGTAAAGCTGACGTTGATTGGTTATACAACACATACGACAATGAAATAGGGTTGCAGCAGGTGATTATGGATTGCACCTTGGACATTCCAACATAATATAGAACTCATTTAATTTTATTAAGGAACGAAAATGGCTCTCCCTAACAAAGTACTCCCAGGCTTTAGTGCAGCTCTCTACGCTCAACCTACAGCTACACCTACCCCATTGACCACGGCACAATTATCTTTGGTTGCAAGTGTTGCACCAATTGCAATAAGTGGCAACCTTATAAACGTTGAGGCTGTTCCTGCATTCGGCCAAGATGATGCAATGGCAAACTTTAGCATTGCTGGGTCACGTCAATCAGATAAAATTCCAACGCAATCAGCACCCACAAGTTTAACCATTACAGCACCTTGGAATCCAAGCGATTCGCAATTGTTAATTATGCGTGGTGATGCTTATTCAGGTGTTATTGACCGTACCTTTGTTATCTCTGCTACTGAAGGCACAAATATTGTCTATTACGCTTTTAATGGTCGTGTTTCACAGTTTCAAATTGATGCACAACCAGGCGCAGAAGCAAAGGCTATATTTACAATCCACCCACGAGGCAACCAGTTCGGTTGGTCTAACAACGCATAAAGGTTTATTATGGCTATCCCATCAAAAGTATTGCCAGGCTTTGCTGTATCACTATGGATGCAATCGGGTGCAACACCCACATCATTTTCTACAGCTAACTTGTCTGTTTGGACAGGACAGGTCGCAACCATTGTCGGTACTGTTGCAAACGGCACAGGCGCAGCGGGTGTCCCTGTTAATGTTGAAGCCGTGCCAGCGTTCGGTCAAGATGACGCAATGGCTAACTATTCACTTGCTGGTTCACGTCAATCGGACAAGATACCTACGCAATCAGCGCCAACATCGTTGACAATCACAGCACCTTGGAATCCATCAGACGCAGGTTTACTTTTGATTCGTGGCGATGCTTACAGCGGTGTCATTGATAGAACTTTTGTAATTGCTGCGGTAGATGGTGCAAACACAATTGCCTATTCGTTTAATGGTCGTGTCAGCCAATTTCAAATTGATGCCCAGCCTGGTGCTGAAGCCAAGTGTGTATTCACAGTACACCCAAGGGGCAATCAATATGGTTGGAGCAACAACACATGAAATTAGCCGAAGCAATTAAAATACTGTCAACTACACATCGAAGTTTGGATACCGTTGCACTTACGTTAATTGTTGACGCTAACGAAGTGCATGAGGCATTAGCAAAAGCTGAAGCAGGTACAGTTGAGGAACTTTGCTTGCAACATTTGGCACGGGTAAACCCAAAACCAAAACCAAAGAAAGAGGCTTAAACATGAGTACGACAATACAAAACAGCAACGAGTTATTAAACTATCTTTTGATGCAAAGTAACTCGGGTATCAAAAATTGGTTTGGTTTCACGCAACAACGTATTACGGGCATTAACTTAGCGCATGAAATAGCAGCACGTCATGCTGACTGTATGTCACCCGAAGAAGTTACGGATTACGTTATGCGACTTAATAACTCTATCTATCACAAGCTCATTAAAGGTGATGGAAATGGCAACAATAGTTAAAGTAGAGTTTGAAGGTTGGGAAGAAACAACCGAGTTATTTAAACAAATCAGTAATGATTTTAGCAAGAAAGACTCAACCAACATTATGCGTAGTGCTGTGCGGTTATCAATGAAAACTGTTTTAGCAAAAGCAAGGTCATTGGTAGCAAAGGACACAGGCGCACTTGCCCACAGTTTACAAGTTGAAGCACGTAAGCCAAGAAAGCAAGACTTTAAGTCTAAATACATTTTGGATGGTGATGTGGTAATTGGTGCAGTCACCACAGCAAGCGGAAAGCAGTTAGCTAAAATGACATTTAAAAACAAAAAGACAGATAGTAAATTTAAGCAAGTAGGTATTGCCAGCGATGCACGGGCAACAGCATTAGAGTTTGGTACATCTAAGATGGCAGCTAGACCGTTTTTAAGAACAGCATTAGAAAGTTCGGCACAAGAAGTCACAGGCACACTTGGCAAATCGTTAGGTGTTGCACTTGAAAAATACAAAGCAAAACAAGCTAAGAGGGCATTAAAATGAACGGATTATCCAAAGCATTTAACTTGTCAAAAGATGAGTTACGCATCAGAACATTTGAGTTTGCAGGACACACCTTTAAGGTTCGTGTACCGTTAACCGTAGAACTTGATTCTATGAATGAACGCCTAAAGAAACCAGACCCAGAACTGGCTAAAAAATTCTACGATGAGATGACCAAAGACCTAACCGAAGCATCGGAGATGGTAGTCATTACTGACGATGATGTCATTTACGATGGCAACTCAATCAAGAAGTTTTCAAATGACAAGGCTGTTGTGCAAGAACGCATCACGTTAATGTTGCAATACTTAGTGCCAGAGGAAGACGGTTTTGATATGTCTAGCATTACGTATGAAATGATTGATGAACTATTTCCATACCCAATACAGCTTGAATTGGTTAAGTTAATTGGTGAAACGATTAGTCCGTCTTATAATCAAACAAAGGTAAAGTAATTGGGTCAGTCCGTAAGCAGGTTAAAGCATATCTAACAGCTCACGGTGCTGACCCTGCATTAGTAGATGAGGAAACGTTTGCCGACATATCGGTTATGTATCACGCAGGACTAATTGGCAACATTGGCTTGCTAGAAGTTTTAGGAAACCTAACGGCTGGACAGTTTAATAAAATGTTACCCAAAGGCAAAGCTGGCTATAAGTTGCAAGACATTATTCCTAATACGTATGATTTTATTTACCCACCACTAAGTGAACAAGACAAGAAAGCACAAGTAAATCAAAGTCTGTTAGCTTTTGCGCTAATGAGTCCAGGCGCACCGAGCATATTAAAAGGGTAAATAATGGCAAACATTGCACGTCTTGGGGTAGCACTAGGTTTAAATACTGCTGAGTTTCAGACAGGTTTAAAGGGTGCAATGGCGTCTCTTGACAAGGTTAAGAACGCTGCCGTTGTAGTCGGTACTGCTATTGTCGCAGCAAGTACTGCTTTTGCATACATGACCAAGCAATCTATAAACAATATGGATGCGCTTGCAAAACAAGCGCAAATGGCAGGTGTTACAACCGAAAGCCTGTCAGCACTTGCTTATGCGGCAGACCTTGCAGGGGTTAGCCAAGAAAGCCTTGTTACTAGTATGGTTCGGCTATCCAAGGGCATGAGTGATGCTGCTATGGGTACGGGCGAAGCCATCAAAGGCTTTAACGCACTTAAAATTGATTACAAAAGTTTACAAAGTACAGATGATGCGTTATTGCAAATTGCAGAACGGTTTGAACAATTAGCCGATGGCACAAATAAGACGGCTATTTCAAACAGTTTATTTGGGCGTTCAGGCGCAACGTTAATCCCGTTCTTAAACGCTGGCAGAGAAGGCGCAGAAAAGCTCAGAATAGAAGCAGAAAAATTGGGGTTAGTGCTGGCTGGCGATACAACCAAGTCGGCAGAACAGTTTAACGACAGCTTGACCAAATTGGGTAGCATTTTTAAAGGGTTAATAAACCAAACAACTACAGCATTACTGCCAATCTTAAATAGCATTACTCAAGAAATGTTTAATTCTTATCTTGAAGCTGACCAGTTTAGAGGTTCAATACAAGATATTATACGTACAGATTTACCACGGTGGCTTAATAAAATAGCCTATGGTTTTGCATTTACTGCTGACATAATCGGTAATGTCATAAACGTACATCGTGGTTTAGCTATGGTTTTACTTCACGCAGCTGATGTTGTCAGTTACGTGATGGCAAACATTCAATATTCAATGTCAGTTACTGATGCACAACAAGAAGCAGCTTTAGCAAAGCAAGCATCAACATTGGCAAAGCTAAAACAAAACGAACAAGACTTTGATGCGTTTCAAAAAGAAAGTTATAAAAATAGGTTAAGTTTTAGCAAAGCAATGGAAGATTTACAGAATAGTGCAATAGATAAACCAATAATAGAAATGGATTTAGTAAAGCCACAAGCACCTGCAATGGTTGACCCAAAGGCTGTTGACAAGATGGGTAATATGCTTAAAGAAGCACAACTAGTGGCTGCCGAGTTTGAGAGAGAGCGTCAGCACGGTCTTGAGATGCTTCAAATCAAAGCAAGCATGGCAGGTATGGCTACTAATGAAAAAAGAGTACAGGAGGCGGTTAACGCAGTCCTAGACGCCACAAGTGCCAAGTTACAGGAAATATCAGACAAACGGGAAAAGGCAGCGGGTCAAGGTGCAGATTCTGCAACGCTTAACGAGTATGACAGACAAGCATCAGAGGTTGAAAGGCTTGGCGGTATGTATGCAGAGATTACCCGACAGATGGAAGAGGCAACAATAGCATCACAAATGACATTTACATTTGGGTGGAATAAAGCGTTTGCACAATTTAGCGAAGATGCTCAAAACTATGGCGCAATGGCTGCCGATATGTTTGGCTCTTTAGTTAGCAACATGAACACGGCTATAGACAATTTTGTTGAAACAGGCAAATTGTCATTTAGTAACTTTGCAGAAAGTGTGATTCAAGACATTATTAAAATACAGCTAAAAATGCAAGCAAGTCAACTATTACAAATGGGTATTAAGTTTGCAATAGGTGCGTTTAGTGCGGGTACTGCATCGGGTGGTGTGCCAGGAGGTGACCCAGGCTCTTACTCAACATTTGCAAGTGGTGGCACGATTACAGGGCCAAGTATAGTGGGCGAGAATGGCCCTGAATTGTTTATCCCTGGCAGGTCAGGTGCAATCATTCCAAACAACAATTTGAGTGATGTTATGGGTGGTGGTGGTGTTACTTACAACGGCACAGTCATTCAAAACATGAGCGCAATAGATACTCAGTCTGGCTTGCAATTTTTAGCAAAGAACAAGATGAACATTTACGCACTTAACATGTCTGCTATGCGTTCGATTCCAGCGGGAAGATAATCATGAGTTTAAGTTTAATACTAGCCAATACTGAGTCACTTGGAATAAATGACCAAAGGTTTGTCGGTCAAGTAGTCAGTCGCAACCAGCAAATAATTACAAGTGAGATAATCACCGTTGTGCCGTTTGCTTTTGACATGAAGCCTATGAATTATTTGCTTTACAGTCAAAGCAGGTCATTGTTAAATGCGCTACGCATACCTGATAAATCATTAACTCAATATTTAAATTTCGGCTCAACTGGTTGGGTAAATTATATAAATTATCAAGGTGACTTGACATCAGGTCAGATAGCCACCTGTCAATGGCAAACAAGTTCATTAAATAAAAACCTTGTTTTAGGCAATTTACCAGCAATCAGTTCAAGTCTTTTTATAGTTAAAACAGGTGACTTTTGTCAAGTTGGGCTGTACGCTTACATTGCTACTGCTAATGTATTAAGGGGCAGCGGGTCAACAGTCACCATTCCAGTTCATCGAAACCTTATAACTACACTTGCAAGTCCGATTAACGCTGTCATTGGCCAATTTGGTACAACAGTTAGCATGGGTGGCTCTACGTATTCAGGCACAACGTTTCCCGTTGTTTTGCGTGAGTACCCAACTTATACATTAGTGCCCATGACAAATGATTCTTTTATACAATGGAACGGAAACTTTCAAGCATTTGAGAGCGTTTTATGAATGTCATTACACCTGTTGAAAATACAAACAACCTTAGATATGCTGACTTTGTACGTGTGACTACACCAGATGCGGTTTATCGGTTTGCCACTACATCTTCACCAATTACTGTAACAGCTGTTGACGCTGAAGCGTTTAGTGCGCTTGGCATTTTAATGAAGGTAGGTGATACACAGCGAGACATTAAAAGCACGGCAAATGAGACATCATTTACATTGGTTGGCATTGACACAGCGATGCTGGGTTGGGTCTTAGGTAATCAAATCAAAGGTAGTCAAATAGAGGCGTGGAAAGGTTTTTTTAATACTAATGGCGAACTGATTACTACAGGTGGCACGGGTGGACTGTATCAATTCTTTAATGGTTACATAAATTCGTTTTCAATAAATGAACAATGGATGGAAGAAGTGCGTTCGTTTGTCGGTGTGATAAGTGTGTCGGCATCTTCTACGCAACTCATCTTAAAGAACAGAACTGCTGGCAGGTTTACTAACGATAACAACTGGCAATTCTTTGCACCTAATGACACTAGTATGGATAGAGTAGCTTTTATTACAAACATCAACTACAACTTTGGTAAAGATGCACCTAGAAACTCATGATAAGACAAGCCACAATACACGATAAAGTTCAAATTATTCAGATGATGAAATTGTTTCGTAAAGAAGCAAATATTCAGCAATACAAAAATTTGGACAATGAGCCATATTGGAACAAGCTACTAGATACGATATTAGCTGGTGCTGGCATTGTGTTTATAGAAGATAACGTGGGCTTAATAATGGCATTGATAACACCGACAGTATGGTGTGACAAGACTTTATATATGCAAGAACTTGCGTGGTATGTAGTACCTGAAAAAAGAAACACAAGCGTTGGCTATCGGTTATTAAAGAAGTATGTTGAGTATGGCAATAAATTAAAAGCTGAAGGTAGAATTTGTTTGTTTGCAATAGCAAAGATGGTTACAAGTCCTGACATAAAGTATGGCAAATTTGGCTTTAGTAAATTAGATGAAAACTGGATTCAATAATGTTTAAAATTTGGGTAGCAATATTCCTCTCAATGTGTGCTGTACCTGCTTATGCGGTTGGCGTCACAATTGCTATGGCCATTGGCGGGTTTGCAACTGCGGGGGCTATGACGGCTGGCTATATGGCTTTAGCAATGGCTATCAACATGGTTGTTGCAACCATTGTTACAAAAGCGTTTTCCAATCAACCATCTTTTGATTCAAACGCAGGTCAAAGCCCAAACCCTGGTAATCGGCAACAATTGCCACCTGCTACAGATAATAAATTACCAGTACTGTATGGCTCGGCTTTTGTGGGCGGTCAAATAGTTGACTTATCTATCAGCGCAAACAACCAAGAGCTGTATTACGTCATAGCACTTGCAGAGGTAACAAATACAAATGCAGGACAGACAGCCGACACAATGACTTTTGGTGACATATATTTTGGTGGCAAAAAAGTACAGTTTCAAGGTAACGGCTATACGGTAGCAAGCCTATTAGATGAATCGACAAGCATTGTTGACACTACTGCCAACGGTAAGATTGAATTTTACCTTTATAGTAACGGCAGCAATACTCCTGCTAATTCACCTTTAACAGCAATACAGGTTATGCAGACAGCAGGTCTTGTTTATACTTGGGACTCTAGCAAGTTAATGACTAATTGTGCCTTTGCTATTTTGCATTTATCTTATAGTCAATCAGCCAATGTTAGAGGTATTGAGCCTACTAAATTTCAAATTACTAATAGCAGAAACTCAGCGGGTGATTGCATACAGGATTACTTAGTTAATACAAGGTACGGTTGCGCAATTGCGTCAACTCAAATTGACACAGATAGTTTAGATGCGCTAAACACCTACTCTAATGAAAGTTTTACATATATAAACAATAGCGGTGTGCCGTCAACGCAGCCAAGGTTTAAATTTAACGGCATATTAGAAACTACTAGAACAGTCATGCAAAACTTGCAAGACATGGCTACGTGTTGTGACTGCTTAATTAAGTACAATGAAATTACAGCAAAGTGGGGCGTCATAGTACAAAGCCCCGACTACACAGCTGCAATAAACATTAACGACAGCAATATGATTTCAGCAATACAAATTACACCAATGGATATTGCTTCATCGTACAACGTCATTGAGTGCAAGTTTCCCGATGTTAGCAATCAAGATGCTTTTTCATCCACAACTTTTGACTTAGCGCAAATTAACCCTGCGCTACTGTACCCAAATGAGCCTGTTAATAAATTGTCTCTTAGTCTGCCTTTGACTAACAATAGTGTGACGGCACAGTACATTGCCAATCGATTTTTAAAAGTCGGCAGAGAAGACTTGCAGATACAAGTGTCGGTAAGTTTTGTAGGTGTACAGCTTGATGCGGGTGACATTGTTACGGTCACAAATTCTAATTATGGCTGGACAAACAAACCATATCGAATTAACAAAATAGTGCAACAATTTAATGATGATGGCTCTATTGCTGTACAACTCAATATGTCAGAGTTTAACGCCACCGTTTACGATGATGTAAGTGTTACTGAATTTTTACCAACACCAAATACTGGTTTAGGTGACCCAACATTTTTTGGTACGTTAGCACCTGTTGTCACAGTAGATGTATTTCCAACGGCATTAAACCCATATTTCACAGTACGTGTGACAACGAGTCAGTCGGGCATCACTCAGTATGCAGAAGTATGGTATTCGGCTTTTTCTAATCCATTAGAAACGCAGATGTATTTTGCGGGCACAAGCGAAGTGCAATCCAACGGCACACCGTGGACAACCAATTTCCAACTTCCATTAGTGACGCTTAACATACCTGCTGGCAATTGGTACATATTTAGCCGTATGGTAAACAGCCTTGCCAGCTCCTCATTCAGCCCTGCAAGCACCTTATTGCAATGGAGACCCACCACATTTCAATATAGCGAAAAGTATTTGGCTATTGCGTATGGCACAAGCCTTGCGGGTGATGGTTTTAGTCTTAACCCTAGAGGCAAAACTTATTACGGATTACTGAACCAATCAAGCACATTTATAAGCACAGACCCAGCTGACTATACTTGGTACGATGCTGTGCCTGATTTTGGAACTGTGGTGTATCTGTTGTACGCTAATCGGACTGGAAGAAAGTTTAGTTTATCAACAGGTTTTGCTCAGTACGCTGCGGGGACAGCTCGATTTACGCCTACACAAGTATTATTGTATGACCCATCTTTGTGGGCAGCATTGCCTGATGAAACCAATTTAATTGACTTAGACCAGCGCACAGGTCAGCTACTGCAAACAGGCACAACCACAGTTGGAACTGGACAGGTAGCAATCACAAACAACACAGACGGCAACATCATTGCCAGCTTACAACAGTACCTAGACTTTGGCGGTGCTTACACACAAACGTCATCCGTAGCCACACTTACGATTGACATCTATGGCCGAGTAGTTGGCTTTGAAACACCTGATGATTTTAATTACACAGAGCAGAACTTTACAGCCACTAGTGGCCAGACTGTCTTTAGTGTTACTAGAGGTGCTGATTATATTTCTGGTCAATGCTGGGTGTTTAGAAACGGCATAAAGTTACAGCCTAGCCTATATACAGATACGGGTGGCGCAACAGGAACGGTCACTTTAGCCAACGGTGCTATAACAGGTGACTTTATTGCCATTGTGTCTTTCAAATCAGTAAATGCCTCTACTGGTGTGTATGTATCATTTACAGTCAATCAAGCTACGCTGACAGCTCAAGGTAGCTACACAGCGTCAGGGTTCACAATTGATGACGGCTATGAATTGTTGTTTTTAAACGGCACAATAATTAACTCGCAAGATTACAATTTGTCTGGGCAGACGATTACATTTACAGACAATGTAAGTGGCATATTAGAAGTCGTGCAATGGTCACCAAACAATCTAGGTGTTGCAACGGGAACGCCAGCTAATGTGGATGCGTTTACTATTATTGGTCAAACAATATACCCATTTAGTTATAATAGCTTGGCGTTTAATTTATACAGTAACGGTTTGTATTTGCGAGAAGCTGTGGACTTTACGACAGGTACTGGCACGTATACATTGCAATACACTCCAACTAACAATTACACTATTATGGTTCAACAAACTTTTGCTAGAACAGGGGCAGTCTAATGACACAAGCACTCAACCTTGCGATATTTGCTAACAAGCTAAACACGTCAGGCGCAACTGACAATACTGGCCTACAAAATTCTTCTATCACGGTGTCACCTGGCACAGGAATGTCAGGCGGTGGAGAAGCTGCATTGGGCAGTTCTGTCACTTTGACAAATGCTGGCGTCACCTCTATTGTGGCTGGTACAAATGTTAGTGTTTCAAGTGCAACGGGTGCGGTGACAGTTAATGCTACGTTTCCATCTAGTGTGTTAAGCCTTAACGGTCAAGCGGGTACAATTGTAAATACCGATTTAAATAGCATTGGCAGTTATATGTCGCTAATTTATGCCATAAGTTCACCTACTGCTGTTAATGCTAGCACCATAACTAACGTTAATACAACGATTGCAGGTTCAAGTCTACGTTACAACGCTGGAAGCCCACCAGGCATTGATGCTACGTCAACGAATTCAGGCTCAAGTGGAGTAGCAGTACCTTATGCGGGTGGTGGGTCAGCACCTGCTGGCACATGGCGAGCAATGAGTAGGTTAAGTGTTACAAAATATTATGATGGTACTTATTTTGCGACATGGACATCAGGTCTTTTTGTTAGAATTTCGTAAGGATAAAATAATGTTTACTATTCAATATGTTAAAAAATTACAATGGTGTGATGCAGAACATACTATGTTTTCGTGCAACGTGAAGTATTACGAATTCAACGAAGAACACCCATCTGGCATTAATGCAACGGATGATTACGCACACATTAAAGAGATTTGGGCAAAAGCGAACGCTGGGAAATATGGTGTCATTGCTGAATACGTGCCTATTGCTGAATAATGGTTTATCCAAATTCAACACCTGAATTTCGTATATATAAAAAACTAAACGGTGATGTTTTATTGCAAGTACGTTATATAAACATCACACAAGGCTACACTAGTAAGTGGCAAGACATACCTATAGTTGAAGAAATCTTGCCAATAGAAACAACAAACATTACAATCTAAACAATACAAGACATGATTAACCTGCTGTGAGTTCATAGCGGGTAATTCCAAGTAAAGGACAATCATGCCAGTATTTAACAAGGCCACACTATCGCAGGTGTCTGGTTTTGACAACCCCATTATTGCGGGTGAATTAGTCTACCAACAGCGCACGTTTTGGAATCTAGCATTTACAAACGGCACAACACCAGTCAGTTTGGTGGGCGCAACTATTGATGCTCAGATAATCAGACGCCAATTAAGCAACGTTAAAGACAGCAGGTATGGTCTGACGTTTGACATAGCAGATTATTCTCCACCACCCACAGCCGTACCATTAACTATCACTAACCGTGTGGATGCAAACGGCACGTTTACGCTTGTCATTGACTCATCAGCTTGGGGGTTGATTGCAAGTGACCCAGAGTTAGACATAGCGTCAATCAATGGTTCAGGGTTTAGTGGTCGCATTAAGATTGGCTACCCTGCCTTAGGTACAACCCCAGCGGAGGACAGCATTATATTCTTGCTGTTCCTTGTACGCTCTGACGCAATTGTGAATTGATATGGCAAACTTACAAATTACATCTACCCAAGCGAATAACATTGTTGTCACAGTAAATCGTGGCATATCAGGTGTAGGCATAGAAAGTATATCTATTGTTTACGAAGACCCACTTTATTACCTTGATTTTTTATATACCGATGGCACAAATGAACTAGTTGAGCTTCCTGCTATTTCGGCAGGTGTCACATCGTTTAATACTAGAATTGGTGCTGTCACGCTTACTTCTGCTGATGTCACTACAGCATTAGGCTACACACCGCCTACACCAAGCGGTACGGGTGCAACAGGCACATGGACTATAAGTATTAACGGTAACGCTTCTACTGTCACCAATGGCGTATATACAACCGACACGGGCACGGTTACTAACACAATGCTTGCGGGGTCAATTGCTAACGACAAGTTAGTTAACTCTGCAATAACAGTCAACGGCACGTCTACTAGTTTGGGCGGTTCTGTAAATGTAGGAACCGTAACAAGCGTAGGCGGTACGGGTACGGTCAACGGTATATCGTTATCGGGTACTGTTAGTTCTACGGGCAACTTAACATTAGGTGGTGCGTTAAGCGGTGTCAATCTAACGTCACAAGTAACAGGTACATTACCACTTGCTAACGGTGGCACAAACGCTACCACAGCACCAGACGCACGTACTAGCCTAGGTTTAGGCACATCAGCGGTATTAAACTCAGCGGTGGCATTAGGTACAGCAACGCTTGATGCAGGTGGCACAGTACCATTAAGCCAAATACCTGCTTCCATACAGGGCGGGTTAAATTATCAAGGTACGTGGAACGCAAGCACCAATTCACCTACATTGACTTCTAGCGTAGGGTCTAAGGGTTACTACTATGCTGTGTCTGTTGCGGGTTCTACAAACTTAAACGGCATTACTGATTGGAACATAGGTGACTTAGCTACATATAGTGGTACGGCTTGGCAAAAGATAGACAACACCGATGCGGTAACAAGTGTTAACGGTTTTACTGGCTCTGTTGTTTTAAGCACCACCAATGTAGCTGAAGGTACAAACGAATACTTTACTACTGCACGGGCAAGGTCATCAGTTAGCGCAGGTACAGGTATTAGCTACGCAAGCGGTACGGGTGTTATGACTAACTCAGCACCTGACCAAACGGTAGCATTAACTGCGGGTACAGGGATTACGACTAGTGGCACATACCCTAATTTTACAATTACAAACTCATTACCATCTTTGGGTGGCAATGTGGTGGGTGCAGCGTCAGCAACAGACAACGCAATTGCACGATATGACGGCACTACAGGCAAGCTAATACAAAACTCAACAGTCACAATTGGTGACGATGGTGCATTGACCCTTAATTCAGGCACAGCCAACGGTGTGACTTACCTCAACGGTTCAAAGGTGTTGACGAGTGGTAGTGGGTTGACGTTTGATGGGACGAATTTAACCGCATCATCTGGTTATATTTCTGCTAATAGCGGTCAGTTTACTGCTGGCCCAACAGGCTCAAACACAGTTTTTCTTGAGGGCGTTCAGCATATCTTTAGAAGAGGAAGCGCTGGAAGTTATCAAACGGTGCTTGCACTCGACACTTCTGGGAATGCAATCTTTTCTCCAAGCGGCTCAGAACAAATGCGCCTAACCTCCACAGGGTTGGGTATTGGGACTAGTTCGCCAACAGCTAAGTTAGATGTTAATGGAACTATTAGAGCTTCAACAGTTGAAGCAACTTCAGCAGATAGCATTAAATTGCCAGCCACAACTGCCAATATTGACATTGGTACGGCTTGGGGGGCGCATCTAATCAATTTTAGAGCTGGTGGAACGTCATTCTTTTCTATATCAACAACAGCAAATGTTACGTCTTACACAGGTGGTTTTGTTAGCGGTTTGTCAGCCCCAGCACCGTTTGGTAATAATGTGAATTATGACGTGCAATTTATTCGAAACAACACAGAACAAATGCGCCTAACCTCCACAGGCTTGGGGGTTGGGACGAGTTCACCTATCACTAAACTGCACACATCAGCGTATGCTTCTATTAGCGCAACAATTGACCGTGTTGGTGATTTTGGTCAGTCACTTCAGTTTGTCAGAAATGGTGTTGCTGGAAATGCCGCTTTAGGTCTTGCTAATGACAACTCTCTTGGTTTGTACACATCCAACACAGAACGCCTCCGCATAGACTCTGCAGGTAACGTAGGTCTAGGTGTTACTCCGAGTGCTTGGTTTGCTAACCGCAGAGCAATTCAGATTGGCGGCAATGCTGTTGGTGTTTATGGGACAACACAAGACGGATTAGATTTATATTGCAATGGATACAACGCATCAGGGACTGCATTCGACACATATGCATCAAATGGTTTTGCAACTAAATTGGCTTTAGATGCTGGTCGATTTCGTTTCTTTACCGCCCCATCAGGCACAGCAGGTAATGCTATCTCGTTCACGCAAGCGATGACGCTAGATGCTAGTGGTCACCTAATCGTCCCCGCAGGCATCACACTTGGCACAACAGCAGGTACATACAATGCCGCTAATACGCTTGATGACTATGAGGAAGGGACTTGGACGCCAGACACTAGTTACGCTACTTTTGTTGGCGCACCAAGTTCTGAGGGGACATACACAAAAATTGGTCGCACGGTTGTTGTACGTGGAAGCGTTGCTGGTGGTACATCTGTTGCCGTGGGCGCAACTGGCATTTTAGTAGGCGGTTTGCCGTTCACAACTGCTTTAGATTCAATCGGAATCATGGCGGCATCGACAAACACAGAAAGCGGTGGTGTCCGTGCTACAGGCACTTTTCTCGTTGCGACAAATAATATGACGCCTACCCCAAGCATTACATTTACGGCAACATATTTTGTTTAAGGAACACAAATGTCGCTTACTAAAGCAACTTATTCAATGATTAACCCAACCCTGAGTGGATTCTCAGGATAGAACAGGAGCATTAAAAATGTTAGAAAAGATTCAAGTAGTAGACCGTATAGAAGTGTTAGAGAACGGTTGCGTTCAAGTACGCACCAAGACAGCTATTATGGAAGACGGCAAGCAAATCTCAGGCACGTTCCACCGCCACGTTGTAGCACCGAATGATGACTACTCAAACGAAGACCCACGGGTACAAGCTATCTGTGAAGCGACACATACCGCAGAAGTTATCTCAGCGTACCTTGCATCACAACTTAACTCAGGAGTATAAAAATGATTAACTATAACTGGACTATCGACACTTGCGAGCATCTCGTATCAACGGGCTACATTACCGTAGCGCATTGGCGTTGTACAGCCACAGATGGCGATTACTCTTCATCAGTCTACAGCACAGTAAGTTTTGGTGAAGGTGACCCATCTATTCCTTACTCTGATGTAACACAACTTGAAGTGCTAGATTGGGTTTGGGCGAATGGCGTTGATAAAGACGTAACAGAAGAAAGCCTTGCTAGTCAGATAGAAGCACAAAAGAACCCCGTGCAAGAATCGGGCGTACCTTGGTAATAGTTTTGGGGTAAGCTAGTAGCCCTTTTTACTAGCATATTTTGGAGCATGTTATGGGAAAAAATGAAAAGACCCCACTAACAATTGATGGTGTTGAATATCAGTACGAAGACTTAACGCAAGAACAACAGGTGCTTGTTAACCATTGCTTAGATTTAGACCGTAAAATTTCATCATCTCAATTTAACTTAGACCAACTTATGGTTGGCAAGCAAGCGTTTATAAGCAGGTTAAAAGATGCTTTAAGCGAGCAGGGTGTTACAGATATTGCGAGTAATGATTTAACTTGATTTAAACACTTTGTTGGATTAAAAAAATGGAAGAGCAACGACTGGCACGTATAGAACAGAAACTTGACAAGTTAAGCGAGGCTGTCATAAGTCTTGCAAGAATGGAAGAGCGCATCATTACTCTATTTAACAGAATGGACACCTACGATACTAGACAGTTAAATATGGAAGACAGAGTGGCTGATATTGAGAAAATAAGTGTCAGTCGTGGCGCTGTGTTTAAACTTGTCGACAAGCTCATTTGGATTGTGGTTGGTCTGGTCACAGCCGTAGTCATTGAAGGCATAATGAAAAGATGAAACTTACAATTGTAGATGATGCAAAAGACTGGTCTAAGTGGTGGTCAGTACGACTGTCAATCATAGGCGGTGCAATACTTACATTCTTGGAGGCTTTCCCTCATGCTGTCGCAACTGTTATCCAAACTCTTCCCGACTCCGTCACGACCCAAGTCGGTGACGAAATCCTCAGAGTCATTGCCATCGTCTGCATCTGTGCAAGCCCAATTGCCCGAGTCATCAAACAGTCAAAACTTGTTGACGAAAGCAACAAAGCAGATTAAAAGACATGAGGGATTTGTAAGCCACGGTTATAAAGATAGCCTAGGCTTTTTAACGGTAGGGTATGGTCGACTGATAGACAAATCAAAGGGTGGTGGCATTAGTGAAGTAGAAGCTGAGTATTTATTAGCTAACGATGTTAATCATGTCTATGACAGCCTGATGCACAATTTGTCGTGCTTTACGACCCTTGATGCACCTCGGCAAGCAGTCCTACTTAATATGGCTTTTCAGATGGGAATCCACGGGCTTTTGCAATTTAAGAATACTTTGCGATTGATTGAAGTTGGCAATTACGATGGTGCAGCCGACAATATGTTGCAGTCCCTTTGGGCAGAGCAGACACCAAATCGTGCACAAGAAATGGCAACGCAAATGAGGACTGGTGTATGGCAATCTGGCTGAGATTTAAAGGGTACATAATAGTCGCTGCTGGGGCTGTATTAAGCGTTATAGCGATTTATTTAGCAGGGCGCAAGCAAGGTTATGACTTAGCAGAAAACGACATGAGAGAGGCTGATAATGCAAAAGCAAGGACAATTCAGGATTTGGCAGATAGGGTGCGCAGGGCTGACGGTGACAATGTTACTGCTATTGAACGGCTGCGGGTCGCTAAAAGGCTCAGAGACCTCTAGGACAATTTGTAGAGAGTTAGAGAGGGACTTGCCTACCTACTCTGTTAAAGACACGCCACAGACCTTAGAATCAGGCGCACGGTTCATTGATATATTTAACGCTGTGTGTGGTGTGGCGAATCCTCGATAAAGCACGATTTTCTGAGAATAAATAAACTATTGGGTCGCTAATTCCCAACGATTCGCCACAGGTAAAAAAGTATATC